ACTCAATATCCAGCCAATTGGTTAAGGCTTTCTAGTGCTGATGAAAAGAAAGCAATTGGCATAACAGAAGTTGCAGATGAGGCGACATATGACCAGCGGTTTTATTGGGGGGTAGGTAATGCAAAGAACCTCGCTGATGAAAACGCTAAAGACGAAGACGGAAAATTACTAAAAGATTCTGACGGTAATCAAATTGTTAATGAAGGATTGAAAACTCAATGGGTTAGACAACAGAAGCAACAGGCAGGAACTTTATTAGCAAAATACGATTGGTACGTTACACGCAAAGCAGAGAAGTCAACAGCGATCCCAACGAATATCCAAAACTATAGAGATTCAATACGAACTATATGCACAACAAGAGAAAACGAAATCAATGCTTGTTCAGATGTAGCAGCATTAAAAACATTAATCGATGGAACTTTTGATAAAGATGGTAAAAGAACAGCAGGAATAACCTTGTGGCCTAAAGACCCTAACGGTTAATGAACTTGTCTAGCTAGGTCTATTTGTTTTTGTTGAATTGGTTGATTTGATTGAATATATTTCCCCATTAGCATTAAAGGCATAACCCCTAATAAAGTCATAATTGCAGCCACGATTAAAGCAGGTGTAGAGATTCTTAGGGTATAGACCCATATTGATTCATCGGGTAGCAAGACTTAATTAGCTGTTACTTGTATTATGGCGACATAGTAACAAAATTAAAATGGTTAGAAAAATTCTTGATGGACTGGCTGTTGCTTCGTTCGTTTTAACTGCTGGAATTATTGGCGGTGGTTTCTTTGGTTATAAATATGTAACTAGCCCACAAGGGCAAGCCAAGATTAAAAATGCAATTATGGGTGATATAAAAAAAGCATTGCCTGGGGCTATAGGTGGACAAATGCCAAAGACAACAGGCAGCGCAATTCCTGAATTAAAAATACCAGCTAAATTTGGCCGTTAAGTGGAAGTTCCTGAGATACCTGAAATAGGTATTAGAGATATAACTATTAAAGAAATTCCTATTCACTCTTATTTAGATATAGAAGTCCCTGGTTGTAGCTATCAGCATCGAGATCAAAATTTAAACCCTAATCTTTTAATTGATGATCCCAATGGAGTTTTTACTAATTGCCCCGGCGGTGCTGGAATCCCTAGTTTTTATCCAATGGATTGGAATGCTAAGGATATAAAAGTCATAGAGGAAAAGCCTCTGGAGAAAAAAGACCCTCCACCAATTCCTGAGACAGAAAAACAAAAGCCAGAAGTCCCACAAGATAAAAAAGACGAAGAATTTACACCTTGTCCTGGTCCTAAAGATCAACGGGTAGGCGATTATAGAAACGAAAAAAAGCTAGAAAGGGTTTCAGGGCATAAAAGAAATTTAGAGGGTGAATGTGAAACTTCGTATTCTGATGTTCCATTTGTCGAACAGTATCTGCCCACTCCTGCGACTGCGGTTTCAACTGGGGCAATCGCATTAATAGCTGCATCATCTCCACTTTTGCTATCCGTAATAAAACCTGCTGTAAAAAATATATTTAAAAAGCTAACAACAAAAAAGGCTAAGAAAGAAAAAGAAAAAATTTTATCTACTTCTGAGAGGAGGAAGATGCAGAGGAAGAAGAAACAGGAGTGATTTTATGCGTATGGGGTAAAACTTGATTGGGGGGGATTATTACCTCTATGTCTTCACAAGTAACAGCACTAGCACTCCCCGGTCTGAAGCGTACCCCTAGCTTGATTTGCTCGGCACATATTTTGAGACGGTGAAGCGAAACCTCTAGTGATGTTTTCTTATATAGCAACTCTTGATTCTTGATATTTGTTTTTACTGCTTGGTGGCAAAGATCAACACCTCTTCCTATTGGGATAGTGAATTGAAGAGATGCACCCCAATTAAGTGCGTAGTTGTCTTTTTCAAATCTTGGAATTTCTGAATAATATTTAACAGCACCTGTGTCTTCGTTATATATAGGCGTGCGGGTAATGCTTTCTTTTGGTCTTGCAAAGCTATGGGAGTTTACAACATAAGGAGACAAACTAATATTGGGAGTAGTGCATTGTATTCCTTGAGAATACCTCATAACTGAGCCTGAATTTGGCACGATTTGCGTGGCATTGTTATTAACAACCCCGCTAGAATTTGAGCTTGGAGAAGCGACAGTAGTATTTGCTATAACTGGAGTTTGACCACCTATTAATAATATAATTACTGACCAAAAATTGACACTGACTCGCTGACCTGAGTAGTTTCGACCTGCCTGGTAACCGTGGTCACGTTCTCTAACCCTGGTGCTGTTACATGTTCGATTAGAGAGAATGGGGCTGCCTCGTTTACTATTTGCCATTGTGGAATAGATTCAAGTTGGGGTGAAGTCCAAGAGAAATTAACTCCACCAACTGTTTGTGTAGTGGTAGAAGTAGCAGAGGGATTTATTAAGTTTCCAGTTGTAGGTTTTACATTCATGCCCGACGCTGAATAAGTGTATCCCGTATTGTAAGAATGACTGGTCACGCTCTCCGTCAAAATCGATTGAGATGTGGAATTTATTCGCATTTCTCCAGATCTGAATTGAGGGACTAAAGGGGCTGCAATACTTTTAGGAGCTATTAAACTTAAACTGCATAATGGTAATAAATATAAAATAGTACGCACAAAGCGACCACTAATATTATTCCCAAAATAGTTAATAGCATTAGTCAATGAATATTTCACTTTTAATACTTCCGACTGCGGTACTGTTTGCCCCTCCGGCCGTCAAACTGACAACACCCGCGCTTGTAACCGATCCAGCCAGTGAGCCTGCAACCCCTGCCAAAGTAGAAGTCTGATTACTAAAATTGCCCACCGTTCCCACTGTTGGGGCGCTAGTCGGTACAGCATCACCTTGAATATATGAGGAACTAAAACTGAAACTTTCCCCACTAGTGGCATTTTGGGTGCCGACCACTGTCCCTGGACTATATACTCCTGAAGTAATCGTGCCCGCTGATAGCTGGCCTGCGTTGTCACCTATCGCAGTATCAACCCCCGTACCAGAAACGCTATAGGTGCTTGGTATTCGGGTTGTAGTTGTACTAGCAGCTCCTACCGTCAGCTGTGCCGAAGAGGTTATAGCGTGCCTTATATCTGCCCTAGCTTGTGGAGCTATAGCGAATAGGAAAAGAAAAGGAATGAGGCGTTTCATTAGAGTTTGTCCAGATCGTTTACTTTTTTAGTTGTAGTTTGTTTAGGTATAGGGTCAACTTGGCTTTCTCCTGCGGGAACAATACGAACAGGAGTTTCAATTCTTACAACTTGATATTGCTGATTGGCTGAAACTTCTGCTAAGGCTGCTTTTAATTCTTCTATTTCTTTTTTAGCTGATGAGTTCCCGTTCTTATCTTCTTTCTTTTTACCAGCGCTAGCAACAGTGACCCCTAACGATCCAAGCAGGCCTCCCAAAATTCCCGCCGCATATGTTGCATCGATTCTTTGATCTCCTACCCAATATTTAGAGTCTGGGAGCTTGATATAAGCAAGAGTAATAACTGAAATACACCAAGCTATCAAAATGGTTTTAACTCCTGTTGATAAATAAAACAGGACCATTTCTTGATAAGCAGGCATGTCTTCTTCTTCTA